AAGTTGTATAGAAATATTATCAGTTGTCTCAACATTAGATTCTAATGTTATACGTTTTTCACGTTGTCCAAAAGTTCCATACTCTTCTACTTTTGGAGTAGTTTCTGGAATAATAACATCTACTTCTTTATTCATCTCAGCCATTTGTTCTGGCTCTAGTTCTTCAGGTTTCTTTTTACCAAAGAAATCTTCGATAATCTTCTTAGATTCCATTGGCAATGGACTCTTTTTAAAGAACATATCTGACCACTTAGGTTTATCTGGTTCGGGTTCTAATTCATCATTATCTTTAAGAACTATAGACTGAATTACATCATTACCTTCTGAATCAGTTTTAATTACTACTGACTTTACACTCTCATCTTTTCGCATTTGCCAGTTGGCAGCAACTAGCATTAGAACTGCAAGTGGATCAAATACAATAACAATCATGATAATAACCCAGCGGACTGCTTTCTCAAGCAAATCCGTTTCTGGATTATCACCGTAAAGTAATGCTGCTATGTATTTTATTGGACCGACTTCGGCTTCGACTTTACGGACTTCGCTGGCGATTGGCGCACGCTCTTCGTTGAGTTTTGCGATCTTGGTTTGCGAGGTGCCGATTTCTTGGAGGATTCTGGCTCTGTCTTTTTGCTGGTTTCTACGGATGGAGATGGCTCGCTCTGCTCCGCTGGCTTCTGTGGTTCTGGCGATGGTTTGATCAACTTGAGAATCGAGTTGAGAAAGTTCTTTACGATTTGCATTTATGTTTTCCTTTTCTGTTTTAATTTTTTCATCTATTAGTGCAAGTTTTGCTTGCACATCACCTGATGGGATTGCTTGGTCCAAGTGTGCTTTACTTAGGTAACCAAAAATTCCCATAGAAGTTAATAGCATCAATACAACCAAAGCGAATGTAAAGTATGTCTTCATCAACACTGGAATTTCTTTCCAAGTTCGATAAAGCCATGATGCTACTACAAGTTTCGATGCTTCTAGCAACGAACCCATAATTAAAATAGGAATAACAGCTGCTGCGAAAATTGCCACCAGACCCATAATTGAGTAGTAAGCTGCGCAAGCTGATAATGCCAATGCTGTTATGAATAATAGGTATTTCATAGTTTGTGTAGTATGTGTGATTTGTGGACTCTAACAGAGATTTGTCCGTTGTAATATTCTTCTGTTTCTAATACTTTCCTTAAAAACTGCTCTCGTGCTTCGATGTATGAACACTCTGCTTTTGATTTGCAGTAGTACAAAATTTCTCGTGTGAATGACTCCTCACCCAATCTCTCAACGTCTTTATTTAATTCAATGCTAGAACCATAGTAAGTTAGCCAATCAGATTCAATCTTACCTCGAATCTTCTTTTTCTTTTTTGTTCCATTTTTCAACTTAACTGTTTTGTAAGTTGTCTTGGAAAATTTTGCTAACTTCTTACCTATGTATTTTCTATCGTTGGTTTTATTTGTGATCAAATAAACGAACCCAACACAATCCTCAGGTAATGATTCTACTGTTTTGTTTTGATAATGCCACATTATTCTTCATCGTCTAGATCCTCTTCTTCGTAGATGTCAGCAGAACAAACTGGGCAATATACCACATCTTCTGTTGAATGGTCATCTCCTTTGAGAACGATCTTTCCTCGTGCTCCACATGATTCACATTCAAAATATTTAGTCGACATTTTTTACCCTTGCTAATCCTAATGTATTAAAAATCCTATACCACATCCAACCGATATCAAACTCCAATGATTTTCTACTTAATTTTGGGTTTGCTGGCTCGCCATGGTGATTGTTATGCAGTTCTTCACCACCAATAATAATCCCCCATGGAACTATATTAGTTGATTTATCCTTACTATCATAGTTTCTATAACCATAATAGTGCCCCAAACCATTTATAACACCTGCAGCCCAGAATGGAATCCAGATCATCTGAACACCCCAAACCCAGAGACCCCACCAGCCAAAGAATAAACAATCAAGAATTAACATTACCACAATTCCAGCATATGGAAATTTAGAGTAGACATTTTTCTCGACCCAATCGTCTGGCGTACCGACACCATATTTAGCAATCATTTCTTTGTCTTTGGAGGATTCAACATAACAGAAAACACCAGCGAATAAAATATACCAAATACCGAAAATATGTGGGGTATGTGGGTCACCTTCTTTGTCAGAGTTCTGATGGTGTTTGCGATGTATGGCAACCCATTCTTTAGTTACCATACCAGTTGTCAACCACAACCAGAATCTCATAAAGTGGGAAAGACCTGGATGAAAGTCAATACCTCTGTGAGTTTGCCCTCGATGTAAAAACAAAGTAACACAAATGATGGTGATGTGGGTCATCACCAATAGGTACAAGAATGCCATCAAGCAGCCTTGCCCCAAACATCATCCCAGCTGCCAGACAATGCACCTTTGGCATAGTCAGTAACACGATTCTCAAAGAAGTTTCCGTGCACTGGTGCGTTAATCATTTCTTCTACCCATGGCAAAGGATTCTTCTTAACTTTGAAAATACCTTTCATACCTAGCGAGATAAGGCGACGATCTGCGATGTAACGGATGTACTGTTTAACATCTTCAGCTTTTAGATCACGCATCTCGCCATTCTGGTAGCAGAGATCGATAAACTTATCTTCCAATGCAACCATCTTTTCAGCGATAGTATAAATCTTAGATTTAAGTTCATCATTCCAGATCTCTGGGTTCTCCTTGATAAACTCTTTAAATAATTTGATCATATTCTCAGCATGCATCGTTTCATCAACAATACTCCAAGTAACGATCTGACCCATACCCTTCATCAAACCATGGCGAGGGAAGTTCAACAACATAATGAATGAAGAGAACAACTGCATCCCTTCAGTGAATGCAGAGAACACCGCAATGTGTGTTGCTGTTGATGCCAATGTACCATTCTTCGAAGATAACTCAAGAACATAATCGTGCTTGTCACGCATCTCTTGATACTCAAGGAACTCATTGTAAGTTGATTCTGGCATACCCAGTGTTTCAATCAAGTGCGAGTACGCAGCAATATGCAGTGCTTCACGTGCAGCGAAACCAGAAAGCATCATGCGAATCTCTGGTTGTGGGAAGTATGGTAGATAGTTCTTAACGTAACCACCTGCCACATCGATGTCACCTTGTGTGAAAAAACGAAAGATGTTTGTCAAGAATGTTTTTTCTTCTTGCGTTAAACTTTTCTTCCATTGCTTAACGTCTTCTGCCATTGGAACTTCAGTGTGTAACCAATGTGCTTGTTCATGTTTTAGCCACGCTTCATATGCCCATGGATAATTGAAAGGTTTGAAATAATTCCTTTCATCAGTCATTTTACTCGTTTTATTCTTTACCATCTTATTCCTCGTCTGTAATTAGTTCTATTGCTTTTATTTCTGAATTCCATTTAGCTCCAATCACCTCACGATAACCATCTCTAGTCATTATCATCGTCGCCATATGTTGTGTATGTTTTGGTCCTGATCCGCTCTGTTTATCCGTATTATCCATCCAAATAGTTTTTATTTTCCAGAATAATTCGTATGCGTCCATGTTATCCCTCGCAGGCTAAGCAAGCACCATCGTCAGCTGATGCCAGTGCTGTTAAATCGATCTCTTTAATAACTTCTCTCTCAATTCGCTTAGCAACTTTATCTGCTTTAGCAATCTTATCTGAGCGACAATAATACATTGTTTTCAATCCTTGTTTCCATGCTTGAAAGTGAACAGCATGAATATATTTGATATGAGAATCTGGTCTAAAGAAAACATTCAGAGATTGTGCTTGGTCGATATACTCTTGACGATCTGCTGCATGTTGAATAACCCAACGCTGATCAATCTCCATCGAAGTTTTAAATACTTCTTTAGTCCAGTCGTCCATCCACTCTAAGTGCTGCACAGAACCATCGTTGGCGATAATACTTGACCACACCTCATCCGCCCAACCTTCTTTATGATTCTCGGATTCTTTCTGAATGATTTTATCCAGATAACGATTTTTATTTAGGTGAGAACCCGATAGAGTGTCTTGGCGATAAGCATTGGCACGATAAGGTTCAATAGAAGGACTAGTGTTGCCCATAAGAATGGAAGAAGAAGCATTGGGAGCAATAGCCATAAGATGACTAAAGCGATTCCCAGTGCCCACTGCGTCAGGTGCTTCACCTCGCTCAGTCCCCAACTTCTGATTCGCTTCATCTAACTTCTCTCTAACGTGTTTGAATATTTTTTTGTTTCTTCCAACTGCCATTGGGTTTTCCCATGGGAGATTATTTTTTTGCAGGTAGGCATGCCAACCCAACGCACCGATGCCGATACTTCTCTCTCGCATGGCGGAATATTTCGCTCGTTTGATTGCGGAAGGTGCATGATCAATAAAATACTGAAGAACATTATCAAGCATTTCTGCAATATCAGCAAGGAAAAGAGGATCGTCTTTCCACTCATCATAGTACTCCAAGTTTAATGAAGATAAACAACAGACAGCTGTTCGCTTCTCGTTAGTTGGTAAAATAATTTCTGAACAAAGATTTGATTGATTAACTTTTAAACCTTTATCTTTTAACCATTGTGGTAGCTTACGATTAGATTCATCAATAAAATGTAAGTATGGTTCACCTGTCGTCATACGTAATTCTAAAATCTTCTGCCACAATTCTTTTGCTGAAACAGTTTCACGAACTTCTCCGCTATGCGGGTCTTTCAATTCCCAAGAATCATCAAAGTTTGGATCGAGCATTGACTGTTCGATAATATGCATAAATGCATCAGGGATGTTTACACCATGATGCATGTTTAGGGTTCTCAAATTCTGATCCCCTGTTGGTTTACGCATCTCTAAAAATGGGATAAGGTCTGGATGATCAATAGACAGGTAAGCAGCATAGCTACCCCTGCGAGTACGACCCTGCCTGTATGCCAAAGAACTGGAGTCATAGATCTTGAGGTGAGGCATGACACCAGTAGATTTATCGTCTGCTGAACGAATACCAAAGCCAATACCAACACCACCCCCGAGCATAGAAAGCCAATTAGTTTCTGATAGGTTATCAACTAGTCCCTCCGCTGTATCTTCAATATAGTTAAGAAAACATGATATAGGCAACCCACGCTTACTGCGACCAAAAGAAAGAATGGGAGTAGAATAAGAAAGCCAATGCTTGCTGCTGTACTCGTATAACCTCTGCGCATGTTCTTCATTAGAGCCGAATTGTTTTGATACATAAGCGAACCTTTCTTGTGGAGATTGTTCATCATCTTTCATGTAGGATTCTTTTAATCTCATTAATCCCAATGCATCGAATAAATTATCTCGGCTGTAGTCAACCTTAATGCCATGCACGACACTTTCCATATATTGCTCCAATTTTATTATTATTTGTTTACGAATTCTTCCACCATTGGGAAGATACTTGCTATTACTTTCGCACACTCACGTGCAACTAACATGTGTTCTTTCTGTGTACCATTTGCGCTACGCAGTTCAATAAAATGAACCCAACTACGCAAAGTGCCATTCATGTATAAACGTGAGACAGTTAAACCTTCTGGTAAAACTGCTCTTGCTTGCTCTTTGGCGATCCCATTTTTGATAGCCCAATCATATGCATGGTTCGCAGCAGAAATAACTTCTTCTTGCTTCCATCTCCACTGATCTATTAGATTTTGTTCAGTTAGTGTTAGTCCTTTAACTTCAACTGAGTTTTGTCTGTTCTTTGTATCTTGAAGTCGTGCTTCACGAAGTACAAAGTCAAGTTCTTTTGTGGGGTCAGCATATCGTTGACTAAACTCCTGGAAGGAAAAAGAGCGATGGCGTAAAATTTGTCTTGCGATATCACGTGTAGTTTCAATTTCTAAACATGCACTCACCATCTCTAGTGGTGACCAGTGTTTATTTTTAATTAGATATCGAATCAACTTTTCTGCTGTATCTGTGTTGTATTGATTACTGGGGTTTGAAACTCTGGCACAGTAAGCAATTAAATCTTGAACATTATCTAGACCTTCTTCAATAACTTCAGGTGTTCCCTGCGAATAATTTATTAATTTAACTTTCAAATCTTTCTCCATGTACTAAATTTTAATTTTGCTTCAACACCTGAAAAGGTATTCGTATTTATCAATTGAACAATTTCGTCAGTAGTCATTTTACCATCTAAAATCATTTCATTGATATCTTTTTGCATTACGGTGTCGGGGAACATACAAACATTATAGCCTAAACTAATATATTTGTCAAGTTGTTTCACTATGTCTTTATTACGTGGCTCATTATCCATTACAATCGTTGCGTTAGTAAGTAGCTGCCGAATAGTAGGGGTATCAAAACTTGCTCCTGACACAGCGATTGCATTTGGTAAGAATAGCGAATCAATTGGTCCTTCAACAACATATATGCGTTTGCTATAATCCAAGCGATCGAGTCCATAAATTTTCTCCTGCGTTTCATCTACTTTAATTGTATAATACTTAGGCTCTTCTTTACCAAATGCTCTGGCTTGATATGCAAAACATTTACCAGCAGCAGTGAAGTAAGGAATGATAAGTCTTGGGTGCTCATCTACTATTGGCTCTTGAAATTTTGGCGTAACGGTATTGGTATATGCTTTAAATTTTGGAGCAAAGTAGAGTAAGTTCCGTTTATCCTTTGGTATCTGTCGGTTGTTTATATATTGAAGAACTGGATGACCATCTGGTAATTTATCGATGCGTGTAAGACTCTCGAGGATATCATCCTCAAGTAAATCTTCTTGTGGAGTTTCTAAGACGACACTGGTATCAGCAATGTCTTTGTGGTCATTATATCTTGTAGCACCACCTTTGTAGCGTTCCAAGACATACTCATCATAAAGTTTTGTATCGACATACTTGATTAAGTTGCCGAGATTGGTTCCATATCCGCAGTTGTGACACTTACAGAATAAATCTGATTTTGCACGATAGATGTATCCACGTGCTTTAAGTTTGTTTGTGGTACTATCACCACAGACTGGACAGGAATAATTCCAAAGGTAATCTTTTTTCTGTTTGAAATTTCTTAGACGTGATCCAAGAATACTTGCAAACTTAACATCAATGTATAACATAATAACTCCACTAGAGTAACTATTTTACCCCAGTTCACAATTAAAAGCAAATTTATTTTATAAACTTTTGTAAAACGTCAATATGACCCAATGCATATCCAAGAACTATTGCACCGCCTACAATCATCCATCTCCAACGCTCGAGAATATCAACACGTTCTTTAACTTTATCCATTGAAGACTTCAGAGATAAGTGCTGTTCTGAATCGGATTTTGCAAGTGCATCGATTTTTTCATCGAGCTTATCCATAATCTCACGATTACCTGTGGTAATTCTAGAATGCAATTCTTTGATGTCATTCTTTACTTCGCCGACATCTTCTTTGATGGCTTCGACCTGTGTTTCCAATTTGGCTACTCTTTCTTGATCTAACATAGTAGGAAAATTTTCGTTATTAGTTATCATTACACAAGACTCATTTCACACTATCAAAAATGTCTTTTTGTGTCTTGTACCACTCTATCCAAGTTTCTACTGCAATGCGACATTCATGGTACATACCATAATTGTCAGAGACAACTTTGATAACCTCAGAAAGTTTATCAGTTGTTTCTATCTGTTTTAAGTCAGGACATGATACCAAAAGTGCTTGTGGAACTTCTGGGAACTTACGCTTGACTGGTGTGGTTAAACAACCAGATAGCAAAAATACTATTGGTATAATAATGAGTAACTTTCTCATTTCTTGACCTCAGGTCTTTTCGCTGCTTCATTAAGAATGTCAATTGTTTCTGATGACACTTTACATTGAGAATCAATCTTAACTTCTACATTCTTAATCTTTTCTTGTATTACTATTTGTGTATCTTTAACAACTTTAACTTTGTCAATATAAACCTTTTCGATTTTAACATTGGCTGTTTTAGCTTGCTCTTCAGATAATGCAACTTTGGCTTCAAGTTCTCTAACTCTTGCTCTCCATTCTTGCTCGATTGCCAAACCACCTTTGAAGTAAACACCTGCCAGAAGTAACACTATACTTACTACCTGCAATAGAGTACGATAAGGTATAATCCAAGGTATCCAACGAATAGCAAGTTTAAATAAAACTGAAACTGTTGTACCTACTATACCAGCTAGTAATACACCATTAATTATCCAAACGAGTAATGCGTCTGGAAGGAAACTTAACAACCACATTATGCTGCCTCAAGAGGTGGTTTACGTCTAGCCATTTGTTTATGTTTAGCAATATCTTTCTTTAATGGAGCAGGAGTATCGGTGGCTACACCAGCACCAGCAACATTGGCTACTGCATCTTCACTTAAAAACTTACTGACTAAAATCTCTTCTTCTACCAAATAAACATTATCTTCTAACATCTCTAAGATCTGAATATATCTTTGTTCCATTAAAGATGTAGTTCTATCATTACTTTGATAATATTC